ATTGCTGTCCAGACACTCCGGACAGACACGTTCACCGTTGATTTCGTAATAGCAATCTTGAATCGGTTCATCGCACTCGGCGCATTCCGGAAGCTGTTCAAGCTTTGCCGTTTGCTCTGCATCCCATTTGTAGAAATCCGCTAAAGGCACATCCGTATACATTGCCTTTTCGCTCCTCTCCGTTTTGGTTATGTTTTCGTTTTTGCATTCTTGCTTATGTAAGAATTGCCTATGATTTTTGAAACTCTGTCAAGAATCGCATTCACCTTGTCGGGTTCTCGGCAAAGATAATCTTCGCAAATCCGAACGGTGAAATTTTTATCCTTTTCCACTTTGCTCTGCTTTGCCCCCTTCAATCTTGCGTCTAAATTAGACACAATCAGTTAAAAAAAATACTGGCAACCTGTTCCGCCGTCAAACCGTAATGCTGGCGGATTTTTGCGATTTCGCCTTGTTTGAATTCGGTGTTGTTTTCGTTGATTTTCCCGGAAACGCTCTGTTCCGAAATTCCAAGCAGCTCCGCCAAGTCCTTGTTGGTTTCGCCGTGCAGTGCCATGATACTGCGCAAAAGTCCTTTGTTCATTCTTTTACCTTCTTTCCGTATTATTGACCTGTCTCATCAGTGCAAGCCGGTCAGCCCTTGCAGACCCATTCGGGTTTCGACTGTTTACTCACTTCCCATTGAAATTACCATTCAAGGGTTAATTCTTCTTTTGTGGGGTATCCGCTTCCACCTCGGCGCAATCCTCTGTCAAGCTCATCGTGGATGTACCATTGATAGTCTCTTTTGATAACTCCCGGTATGCGCTCTACCAATCCATATTCTCGCATTCTTTCGATAGCCCAAACGGTAGCGTAGTATTCCTCTTCGCACCTTCTCATTTTGCCGTGATTGTTTTCAATGTGTCCGATTTCGTGAAAGAGGTCGAATGTTGACCGGATGCTTGCGGCTTGCGTCCACTTGCACACTCTTCTTTTTTTGGGGTGTGCGTGCGTTCTGCTCCAATCGCTTTTGCATTTTGTGCCGTCACACAAGTCTATGCGATATTTCTTGATTACTTCGTTTTGAATTTCAATAAGTGTCATTTTCATTCCTCCCTTAATCGAAGTATCCGCCTTTCTATATCGTGGGCGGCGGTTAAGCCGCCCTTTAGTTTTGTTTGTTATGCTTCGTTTATCAGCGTTCTAAAATGGAAGCACTGTATATTGTAGCCGCCTGCGCCGATTGTCTGAACTTTTGCTGTGCCTTTTGTGCCGATGATGTAGCCGTTCAAATCGCCCTTTGCGCCAACCTTCAAATTGCTTGCATCTGTGATTGTGCCAACAATTTGATTTGTTCTTTCAATGATGAAGTCGTATTTACGATTCCATTCCTGTGTCAAATCTTTTTCAAGCTTCTTCAGAGCTTCTTCAAGCTTGCTTTCGTTGCTGTAAGGTCTTAACCATTCGTATTCGCCGTCTTTAACTTTAACTTCTTTGGTATCGGGCTTGCCCCAGCGGTTGGTGAAAGGTATTGATTCGTAATAACCGTGGCACTTGTTACTGAAAGCTTTTCGTGCTTCTTCGTAAGCAATCTGTTCAGCTGTTTTGGCTGTGCAATAATATTTGTTGCCTATTTTATTATACAACGCTCTGACCGCTTGCTTTTCTTCGTAGTATTCCTTCAACCCTTTGGTAAAATAATCGGTTACTTTGCGCTTCCAACCGTTCAAGAATTCTACGATTGCGGGAACGTTGCGGCTGTTTGCTTTTTCGGTTTCGGCTATCAACTGCATTTTGTATTCGTCCAACGCTTTCTGCGCCGTTTCAATGTCCTTCAGCGTATATCTTAAATCACGTTCGCTGTAATAGTAAGGGTTGGGGTCTTTCCAGTTCTGCGCTTCAACCTTGCGGATTCTTTCCAGTTTCTTTTCAAGCTTGGCAATTTCTTTTTCCTTGCCTTCGATTCTCTTTGTGATGAATTCTGCGCTTGCCATTTTCGTTTCTCCTCTTATTTGGTCTTATTTAGACACATTGTTCTAAAAAAATATAGTTTTTCGTGTTCTGCATACCCTTTCTTTTTGGGTGCGGTCTTTTTAGGACACAAGCATTATATCAAAGAAATTTTAACTTGTCAATACTTTTTTTTAATTTTTTTAAAAAATTATTGATTTTTCAGACACAACGTGGTATGATTAGGACACATCGAACGAAAGGTGGTGATTTCAATGAGTATAGGGGCAAAGATACGGGCGGCACGAATTGCCAAAAATATGACCCAAGAAGAACTGGGGGAAATCCTTGGCGTTCAGCGGTCGGCGGTTGCTAAATATGAAAACGGGCGTGTGGTGAACATCAAACGCAGTATATTAAAGAAGATTTCTGATGTGCTTGACATTCCGCCGTTTGAATTGATTTACAACGAGGATGCCGAAGCAAACAAAAAAGCCGCCACCAATTACGGTAGCGGCATGAGCGAATCTAAAAAGAAGCTACTTGCTCTTGCGGAACAGTGTTCGGAGGAAGATGCGGAAAAACTTCTTCAGATGATGCAGATTCTTTTAGGAAAGAAATGATAATATCTGCTTCTTCGGATGTAAGGCTATGTATAAATTGGATTAGTTTTTCTTGAGCTGTCATAAGTATTCTCCTTTCAATACACGAGCGTGTGTTCGTAGATATTATACACTATGTCCATTGTCGAAAACAGATGAAATATATTCCTGTTTAAGAAAAAAGCCGACTTGCCGCAAACAAGATTGGCACAGTGTTTATGACATTATTTTACATCTGAAACCACAAAAATCAATATCCAACTTTGACCGTTTGTTATCCAACTTCGCCATGCCTATTCGGTCAAGAATATCTTAAAACTTATTATCGAAAGGAAAACAATATAAATTATGTGGTTAGAAAATCTTCAAGAATTAAAGAAAAAGACAGGAATGACCGTTAAGCAGATAGCTGAAAAGACATCCTTGCCCGAAAGAACAATCAACCGTATCTTATCGGGAGAAACCGACCACCCTTACGCAGACACGCTTGATATTATCGTCAAGGCTCTCGGTTATGATTTAGGTGACATCTTTGCCGATACCAAAGTTGTAGTTGCCACGGACGACCTTGTCGAAATAAAAGAAAATGCCGACATTGTCGAAGCAGAACGTGACCTTATCCTCGTTGAAAACGATATGCTAAAAGCAAAGAACGCCGCCCTCACATCCGAGAACGAGCTTTTAAGAAAGGAAATTCAGCACAAAGATGAACTTCTTGCCATTCATAATTATTATAAATCTGTAATAAGCGGAATGACAAAATAACCTCAAAAGGAGCAAAACAAATGGCGCAGTATATAGAATATCTGCGAAAATCGCAGTTAGACCGTGACTATGAAGATTTAAGCGTTGAAGAAACGTTAAACCGCCACCGTGCTATACTTGCGGATTTCGTGAAGCGGGAACGGCTGAACGTTACGGTGGTATTGGAAGAGGTTGTTTCGGGGGAATCATTACCGAGCCGTCCCGAAATGCTTAAATTATTGGATTTGGTAAACACGGGGGAATATGACGGTGTTGTATGTATGGACATTGACCGTCTTTCCCGTGGTTCCGGTGCAGAATCGGGATACATCATGCAAATCTTGCAGATAAATAATTGTAAGATTATCACGCCGCAAAAGACATACGATTTGAATAATGAATCGGATGAACAATTTGCAGACATGAAATTCTTGTTCTCTCGCTATGAACATAAAACAATCAATAAACGCTTGCGGACAGGCATTGAAACATCAAAAAAAGAGGGACGATATACTGGTTCTGTCGCTCCTTATGGTTACGAAATCGTAAAGATTAAGGGAGAAAAGGGAAACACGCTCAAAATTCTGCCGGAAGAAGCGAAAGTTGTAAAAATGATTTTTGATTGGTACACGAACGAAGGTTTAGGAACGGGACAGATTGCCAACCGGTTGACCGACTTGCACATTAAACCACGCCATTCTGCCGAATGGCAACAAGGAACAATCAGCCAAATGCTTGACAATGAGCATTACATCGGCAAAACCCTTTCTAAAAAACGACCTATAAGAAAGCAATTTATTGATGGCAAGCTCGTCAAAAAAACTTATAGGAATCCAGAGTATGAATTATATGAGGGCAGACACGAACCCATTGTTTCAGAAGAACTATTTGAATTAGCACAAAAGGTTAGAAAAGAAAAGTATGTTGCTCCTACCAAAAGCCGTTTGGAAATTTCAAATCCGTTTGCGGGATTGATACGGTGCGAAATTTGCGGCAGTCTGATGAACCGTGTGACACAGAGAGCAACGTCCAACGCAAGCCCACGGTTCAGATGCAAGAAGGCAAGAAACTGTGGGTGTAAATCGCATGTATCATCAGAGGTGGAAGAAGCGGTTGTTGAAGCTATGAGGGAATGGCTTGACGGTTATATTCTAACTTTAGGGACGGAGCTTCCTGTTGAGGATGATGGGCTTGAAACATCCCTTGAAATGCTGAATAAGCGTTTGTATGATTTAATTGAACAACAAGACTCAATATGCGAACTACATGAAAAGGGCGATTATTCCGATAGGCTGTTCAAGCGTAGAAATGCGGCGTTGGAAGCGGAGATTGAACAAGCGGAATCCGACATTGCAGATTTGGAAATGAAAATTGCCGAACGAAGCGAAACACAATCGGCGGCGTTGAACATCATTCCAACGACACAAAAGATTTTGGATAATTACGACCAACTGACACCGGGCGAAAAGAATTCCCTATGGAAAGAGGTGCTGTACCAAGTCACTTATCGCAAAACAGAAAAGAAAGGCAGGTTTGATATCACAATCTATCCGAAACTACCCCGCAACCCCCTATAAATCAAGGGTTTCTCTTTTTAAATTAAAATAGGTATCACCGTGTTACCTCTGTATGGGAAATAGACCCTAACGTGCAAAGAGATATGGTAGACCTTAACTGCGGTGCGCTTACCGCCGTAACCTCTGCGGTTATCCCTTATATGCCTGCAGGCGGTGGAATATTGAACGTGTGCTCCATAGCATCCTTCGTTCCCAATTCCAGAATGACGGTGTATTCTTCCACCAAGGCATACGTAATGTCTTTTTCACGGGCATTGCGTGAGGAATTAAAGCAAAAGCGTATAAACGTACTTGCCGTCTGCCCCGGTCCTATGAGCAAGGAATTCTTG